GTACCACTTGTATTACCTGTTACGTTACCTGTGACATTACCCTCAATGTTAGCAACAAGTGTACCTGTTGTCATATTAAGGTTGCCTGTGCTACTTGCATTATCTGTAGTTGTACCTAAAGCAAACTTGTCTTCAGATTCATCCCATATAAATAAAGCATCGTTACCTGTAGAACCTCTTTGTATTATTATACCTGAATCATTTGAGTTAGAACTTGCACCACTATTTAGCTCTAGTAAAGTATCTTTGATTGTTGTATTAGTTGTATCTACAGTTGTTGTAGCACCATTTACAGTTAAATCACCTGTAACTGTAAGATTATCATTGACAGTAGTTTCAGATGTGCCATGTCCTATTGATATAGCAGTTCCTGATATGCCTGTTCCTATTGCTACTGATTCACTACTATTTGCAGTATCTATAATTAAGTAATTATCTGAACCTTGTTTAATTGTAAAAGCAGTTGCAGAGTTGTCTGATACTGCTACATTAATATCTGTTCCGTCTGCACTAATAGAATCAAGTGCAATATCACCTACGTTAGTGATAGCATTGTCATTAAAAGATGTAGCACCTAAAGATACAGTGCCTGTCGCAGTTAAGTTACTAGAGCCTACATCTATGTTTCCAAAGCCACTTGAGATAGCACCACTATCAAGTGTGCCTACTGTTGTTACGTTTGATAATGTGTCTAGTGCAGATTCAAAGTAAGTCTCAAAGTCAGTTAATGCAACTTGCTTCATTGTACCTGCATCGTTGACTACAACTCTGTCTGCATCTGCAAGTGTAGTTGATGATGCTGAAGTATCACCATCCATGATATTTAGTTCAGTGGCAGTTGCATCTACTGCAGCTAGTTTTGTAAAGTCTGCTTGTACTAACCCTGATACACCATCTAGTAAGTTAAGTTCTGTAGCTGTGGATGTTACATTTGTTCCACCAATATCTAATGTAGTTACAGATATCTCACCTGCTACTGTTACAAGACCACTTGCTACAGTTATAAGGTCTGTATCATCTGTGTGACCTATAGTTGTTCCATTTATAACAACATCATCTATATCTAAAGAACCACCTGTGATTAAACCTGTAGTTGTAATTGTAGATGAGCCTGTATCAATCGTACCAAAGCCACTTGTTATACTACCAGAATTTAATGCACCTACTGTTGTGGCTGCTGTAGTTACAAGATTAGGCATTGCAGTTATTTCATCATCAAAGTAAGCTGCTAAATCTGTTACTGCTACCTGAACCATAGTTCCGTTGTCATTTAAAACAACTCTATCTGCATCTGCTACAGTTGTTGATGTAGCACTTGTGTCACCATCTAATATATTTACTTCTGTGGTGGTTACAGTGAGACCATCAAGAACTTCTAATTCTGTTTCAGATATACCTGCACTACCTATTGTTAGTGTGCCTGATATATCTACATTACCATTTATATCTATGGTTGTTGCAGCTATCTGTATTTCTGTGTCAGCTACTAAATCTAATTGTCCATCTGTAGTGGAACTGATGTGTATAGCTGTATCTCTGAATTGTATCTTCTCTGTAGAAGCAATAAGTATGTCATCACTAAATTCAAAATAATCCTCGTCTTCCATCCATTTGAGAACACCATCAGATGTCTCACCATCAAATGTAATTGTTATATCTGTTCCTGCAGTTCCTGCACCAAAGGTAAGTGTGTTACCTAGTAGTTTGGTAATAGGACCACCCTCTGCACTTGTACCATCGTGAGTGTGTCCTGTACTCGCTGCAAAGGCAGCTAATAACTGATTAAACTCATCATTGGTATGAGCAGCAGTTATCACATCTCCGTCAGTGTAAGATGATTGTCTAGTGTATGTAGCTCCCATTTATCTTCTTGCTCCTACTTGATATTCTAACTGAAAACCCTTTAGTGAGTATGGTGCAGTAGAACCACCATCGTTAACTCTTAGTGCAACTGCAAAACCTGAACCCTCTACAGATTGTCTAAGCAGAGGTTGTGATGCACCACCATAAGTTCCTGTAACAGATGAACTAATACCATATGTGCTTGTTCCATATATTGCAGCTACATCAGTTGAATCTAAGGGATACGCTGCAGGTCTTGATGAGTCAGCAGCTTCGTAATCATATCGTAAAAATAAGTCTGCATCTATACTTGATTCAGGTGCATAGTTTACAATAACACGTTGCATATGTTTTCTTATACCTGCATCACCAAATGTTAAGTCAGGACCTCTATACTTGCCTAATATAGAAGTACCATCAAAGTCATTGCCTGATTCTTGCCTATATACATAGCCACCACTATATGCACCATGTAAAACTATAACATTTCCTGCAGATACAAATGTGTCTGTTGATGCAGGTTTGACACCTCTTATTTCTGCAAACTCAAAAGTTTGTCCTTTCAACACACAGATAACACCCTTGGTTGCATTTTCTGCTGTATTAGCTTTTGTAAAAAATATTCTATATTGTGTCTTGTCAGGTATAACTATTGAATCAAACTCTGATGCACTAGATAAGTTAGCATCAAATAAACTTTGTACGTTAGAACTTATAGTTCCTAATTCAACGTCACCAATTCTTGCAGTACCTGCGATTGTACGTAAACCATCAGGTCCTAAGAAGATTAAATCACCTGCAAATTCTTGGATTGTATCTCCGTTGATACATCCTATGTCTCTTGTTACTGCAGTTATTGCAAAGTTACTTGTTGATGTTCCTGATAATTTAAATATTCTATTCTGACAAAATATAAATAAGTCTTCACGGAAAACTTTAAGACCTGTTATTTCATCGTCAACTTTAATACTTCCTGCACCACTAGCAGTAGCAAAGCTATCCTCATCAAAAGGTACACTAAATACTAACTCTTGTTTAGCACTTGACATACCTGCATAGAACATATGTTCCTTAAATGCTACAACAAACTTAGCACCTGTTACTGCAGTGCTTACTTCTCCACCACCACCTGAAGATACATCTGTTGCACTAAATGATGTGTTAAAAACTGTTGGTGCATTATTACCATCTGTTACAATTAATTTATCATTACCATCAAAGTTAAATCTTTCAAAAGAATATTTACCTGCACTTGTTCTACCACTGTCTACAGTTGTCCAAGAAGAACCCCCTGCATCGGCTGTGAATATATTTGTCCCTCTTGCTGCTACAACTTTATCTGCAAAAGTCGCAACCATTAAAACTTTTTCTGTAGAAGCAGAGGTTTGAGGAACTATTGCTGTTACATATTTACTAAAACCATTTATGCGTCTATAGCCACCTTCTATATCAGGCTCAAAGTTTTGTAATTGTAAAGCCTCACCCGGTTTCATCATAAAGGTAGATCTATTAAGAACTAATCCACCCTCGCAGTTAAATGCTACTGGTTGTACTTGTGAAGCATCAGGCATTTAGTTCACCCTTATACTTAAATCTGCAGTGCTTGTGTATCCCATTTTTGGTATGAATGTAGACCTTACATATTCAAATCTATTAATTAATAGTGTCTGCATATTCTTAATACCTTGTTCAAATCTTTCAAAATTAAGTTGATACTGTGCAGTCTCACCTCTATACTGATATACAAAAGCAGTAGCACCATCTATTATAACTGCTGCAAATCTATCAGGTATTGTAGTTGTATCACTATGGGCAGACATATCTGTTGGAAAAGAAAAAAAGTCATACTTTAAACTAAATCCTTTAGTGGGAAATGGATATAATAAAAAGTTATTGTCAGGTGTTCGTGCTACATATTGTGGTACACCCCCTGATTCAAACTGTGCTACCTGTACTCCACTTGCTATAGATGCTGCAGTTGTATCGTTTGCACCTCTAGTACATCCTGTGAATGTAGTGCTTGATCCTACTGCAGTATATGTTATCTGCTCATTACCTATGAATAAAGTTCCTGTAGCATCAAATCCTGTTGTACTTGCTACAGTAATTGTTGTCACACTATCTGTGTGTGTTGTACTTGTAGTTGTAGTTGTTATCTCATCTTCTTGTGTTATGTAACTATTTACGTAATCATTATAGTTTATAACGTATAATCTACCACCACTAGCACCTAAGTCTGAATCCTTTACTAATCTAAATGTGTTATAGTCAACAGTTTTTGCAGTTGTAGGTATTGAATATCTAACAGTTCCTGCTACTAATGTTTCTGTTTTTGTTGAATGATTAAAAGGATATTGAAATTCTTTTTGATTGATATATCGGACAGATTCATTAACTGCATTTTGAGTTTGAACCTGTATGCCTCTAGCACTAGTAAAGTTACTTGAAGTTAATTGTACTTCGTTTAATCTTGCTAACACTTTGTTTGTTAATGATAAGTAACTTTCTGCCATAATAATCCTTATAAGTGTAGGAGAGCAAGTTGCCCTGCTCCCCTTC